TTAGTATTTGGAAAGAAAAATTTTTAAAAATACCTGACTCTATAATTACAAAAAGTACAATATTTAGTGATAAAAATGATTATTCTTTTAATGAAAATGATTTAAATCGAATTTATAAAATAAAATTAGAACAGAATTTTTTGATGGGACTTTTTAATTTCTTTTCTTCTATAAAAGCATCAATAGTTTATAAAAAAATAAAAATTATTATACAAAATAAATTTCCTGATACTTTATTTTTAAATTTAGAGCATAGTGATGATTATTTATTTATGATTTCAACAAAACCAATTTATATCAGAGCAATAAAGAGTTTAGTTAACAAATTAATGAGGTTGGGAAGTATCACTGATTCTACAAAAAAGACAACTGTTTCTACTTGGTATTGTGAATTTGTGTCCTTATATTCATTTAATGGAAAGATGTGTTATCCAATTATCAAAAAGACCAAAGAAGTTTCTAGTGCTTTAACTGGAGATGGTTTTCAATCAGATTGTGGTTCTGTTATTTCAAGAACTTCTGAAGTTTTGAGAGTAGGTTGTAATATGGAAGAATGTTTAATTTTTCATAAAATCCAAAATTGGATGCTTGCAAAATTATATTCTTTGTTGCCTAAAGAAAGAAACTTTGATGAAAAAAGAGGTTTATTTAGTAAACCTTGTGAAGCTTTTGGTCTAAGTGAATGTCATCCTCTATTATACTTTACTAATAGTGGAGATCCAAATAATTATAGATTATTTAAATATGAACCTAATTCTTTAGAAATCTTACAAACAATTAATTTAAATGCATTTGAAGAATTTAATGTTGACGAACAATATGAAGCAGTTTTAGGGTTTAAAAAACCTTTATATTATTATCCTAGCAAAGGAAAAAAATTACAAAAAACTTTAAGGATGTTAAATATCAATTTAGATGACTCAAGAGAATTTATAGAAAGATACCCAGTTTTTCAATTTTATAAACCAAATACTAAAAATTTAATTTTTGATTATTTAAAATCATTTTATGCAATATATGGTTTCCAAAAATCTTATATACAACAAAGTCGCTTATCTGTTTTATTAAAGATTTCTAGATATAACAGCAAGGCAGTACTAAAATGTCCATATTTAGATGTAGGAGAAAAAGAATATTTAACTATTAAAGATTTTTATCTTAAATTAGAAGAGAAGATTAAAAATAAAAAATTAGCTGTTTTTAAAGAAGAACAATTTACTAATGGAGATAGCTCAGCTTTGTTATTTTATAAATATTTAGAAAGTTGTGAATTTACTACAATAATTAGAGACTATAATGAACCGATTTTACAATTAGTAGCTTCAGTATCTCCTTTCCAATATGATCCTTTAAAAATAGATACACCGATAGAGATTTTATTATTGAAAAAATACATGCCATATATTTATGATCAAGAAATAACTCATTCGAATATTTATTGGTCTATTGAAACAGACATGAAAATATTAGACAATTTAGATAGACTTTTCAAAGATTTACCTTTAAGAAGAAGAATTAATTTCATATATAATTATTTAAACACTGG